AATAGTGAGTGTTGCGATAGTTACTCGCCAGCTTTCGCCTGTAGGTGTCATGTTCATATAGTGTTCCAATTTATATTAATTAATAAAATTCCATAATGAAGAAACTTGCTACTACGTTTGCAGTCACCTCAACAGTATCAGCGTTTCTAACTGCTACCATAGATGGAGTAGTAGAGCCACTTGTATTCATATGCCCCTCCCAGTAGTTAAGATTATAATCAGCAGCTCCAATAAACATATCTATAAATGCGCCACCGTTATTTCCAACTATTGCATCATCCATTATGTTTAACCACGTTTTTTGTGGGTTAACAATAGCTGTAGGTATCTTTGCAGTAGTATTAGCAAAGCTAAATTTATTTACACTTCTTACTTTTCGCTTTCTGCGTGTAACAGTTAAGATACCACTAGTGTTAAGTTGATTACTAGAGCCAGCAGATGCTATGACCCGCACAAGAATAGATTTAGTAGCGACTTGATAGCATACTTGAACTGTCTGTGTTCCGATACTTAAGTTAAAAGTCTGCTGCGCCATCCCATTACCCTCAGGAGTAAAGGATGTAACAAGTCTGACAGGAGCACAATTTCCAACTGCTTGTTGTGAAGATGTAAATATAGCTTCTAGTTCAGAAGGATCATTATAGGGAAAAGGAATAACAAAATTAGTAGTAAGGGTAGCACCTGCTGCAGGAGGAACAACGCCTATATGAGTTGCAGTATAGGCAAGGATCTTATTAAAATCATCACCATTATCTTTTTTAACAGGGCCACCAAATGATCTAGCGCCCTTAGGATAAGAAGTAAAATCAGTGGCGCTAGCCATAATTAATAGTCTCCCTGACGAGCAGTAAAGATAATACCAGCGGCAATTGCAACCTGCGAACCAACATACAGTTTCTGTCCAGAGCCAAGACGAATCGGATCATCAAGAGTAATGTCTGCGAACTTAGCTTTAGTAATTGCAGCAGTAGTGGTAAAGGTAGAAGCTGCCAGCAGCACAGAATCAATAGGATCAAAGGTTACGCCATTGTCATCACTCTTATAGAGCACAAGGCTGGTAGTACCTGATGCACGAGCCAGAGCACTAAGTGCAGTAATGATGGAACCATCAGCAGATCCAGTGGCCAGCAGAATCAAACCTGTTGGACTAGCAGTTCCGATGTTACCAATAGCTCCAGTAACAACAGCAGTTACAAGCTTAGAGTTTTGAATATAGGGAGCAACGAATATTTTAGACATAATATAGTTTCCTTACTGAAGAAGAGCAATTGCGTTAACTTGTGCCAATAGGTTTAAATCTGTGAAAATATTGGTAGCAGCAGGTACTGGCTGAGGAACACCAGTAAGTGACACATTCCAACCAGCGAACGTACCTGCACCTTCAAGCTTGGTTACGTTAATAGTAAGAATGCCTCCAACATAGGAAGTCACTTGGCCTACCATATATCGAATAGGATTAGCAGTAACAGCTGCCATAACCCATTGACCGTTCTGGAATTGCTTACCTGCACCGACATCAAAAGATTTAGGACCAGCATCAATGGTGTTATTAGTAGCACTGGTGGCAATAAAAACATTGCTCACACCGAGAACAGCATCTTTAGCATCTTGTGCTTGCTGTGCACTAACAGCTGCGTTGGCTGCACTAACAGCTGCTGATTGAGAATTCTCACTACCAATCAACGCACGAACCTTAACAAGGTCTGCTACATCAGCACCTTCAAGCAGTGTGATGCTAGTACCGCTGGACTCAATATAGTCTTTAGTAATCGTCTGCTCAACACCATTGATGAATACCTGAATAGATTCAGCACCAACAGCATAAGCAAACTTAGTTAGTCCAAATATAGTCTGACCTTGCGTAGCTACAAAGTATTCTGATTTATAGGTGTTATCCCCACTAATAGTAGTGCCTTCACTACCAGATGGATCACCTTGCCAGATAGATGTCATAATTAATATCCTTGTGCAACAATGTTAGAATTGCGTACTTCTTGGAATTCAACGTTTGCCATTGCATCATTAGTTTGCATTCGTGCAGTATCTCCAAGCACAGTACCGAATACAATAGATGCTGCTTTATATACAACAGCATACATAGATTCATCTGCAATCCAGCTACTATAATTAGCAGGATCTACGTTTGGATTCTGATAGATGCCAATGATTGCGTACTCAAGTTCAGTGGAAGAACGAAGTTGAATAACTGAGCCTGCCACATAACAGATATCATTCTTTTGAATGCCATAAGAATCTAGCACTTCATCTGGTGTACTGATATTGATGAATGCGCCAACTCCATCAGATCCTTTAGAAGGATCAAATTTACGAAGATACTTAAGAGCACGATACCTAGGGAATAGCGCACGATAGTCAATAGTTTGCAGATAGTCCTTAGTATCGAATTTTAATGCAATCTCTAAAATATCTTTGTAAAAGAACTCTGATCGGTGAAGCTGCAACGTGGCAGACTTAACAGCCAATTGCGTCTCTTTTACCAGATCAGGACGATTAGTAATTGTAAATACTTCACTCACAATGGTGTTAAAGTCTGCCATGTTTTCACCGAACCAAATTAATGGATATTAATAATTAACCGCGAGGACCTGCAACAATCTTAGCAGTCGAAGCCGCACCACTGGACGAACCAGAAGCAGCAGCTGCAACATCAGCACTCGATGCTACATTCAGCTTACCTTGTTCGCTAGTACCATAGTCAGCATTACCTGCTTGGATAGCATTCTGCGATGCGATGTGTTCTGCGATAATCCTGCGACGCAGTGCTTCCATCGGATCAAGTTCTTTCTTATCCATCATGAACTTTTCTTTCTTCAGATAGATGTGCGGATTACCTGCACTAATCTCAGCCAGCAGTTCTTTAATTTCGTCCACATTGCTAGTAGCGAATTCACCATTCATGAAGATGCACTCTTTACCATTCTTCAGCGAGAAACGCGAATGCAGCAGCGTATTGTGAAAAACAACTACAGCATCTTCAGTGTTAGCAACTTGGTTAACGATAGAATCAATCTGGTCTTGTGCGATGAACATATAAAACTCCGAATATTTAGGATATAAAAAAGCAGTGAGCTGATAGCTGTTTAAACTAACAGACTCACTGCAAGAGGAGAAACAATATTAACCCTGTGCGCCAGCAGTCAGGTTATAGACAACCGAGTTAGCCGGCGGGTTCTTGACAACGCAAGTCAGTTCGGTAGTAAGAGTACCACCAACAGCATCAATACCATTATCCGACACATCACCTTTCTGGTTGAATTCCTTATTCTGAGTCTTACGATCACCCAGATAAGCAACACGGAAAGTAGACAGATCGACGCCAACTGCCATCTTCTGCCAAGTCGGGTTAGTATTAAACAGCGGGTGCTCAATCAGACGGAAAGTACCACGGCTAGTTTTAAAGGTCGAGAATTGCAGACCATAGCTAGTAGCACCATCAACCATCATGTAAGTACCATTCAGCTGACCAATCTTATTGATCACCTTCTTAGCACCGCCACCAACAAACAGCACGCGTTCATTAGCTACTTTAGGATCAGTAGTCTGGTTGAACATCGGGTCCAGCATAGTTTCCAGCTGGGTGTAGTTGGTAGTAGCACCAGCAGTATTAACGTTAGGTGCAACGTAGCTGGAAGGGTAGTAGCTCAGGTTGTTAACAATATTGATCAGACCATCCATAGTGCGGAACGGTTGACCATTGCGAGTACCTTGCGACTTCTGTCCAAAGAACAGAGCTTTCTCAATATCAGCTGCGTGGAAAGCTGCGCAATCCTGACGCGATTCAGCATCGTTAGATTCACCAGCAATCATCAGAGTAGCACGGATGGTATCAGTGATAGCCCAAGTATTACGGAAAATCTGAGTCAGGTTAGTGATACGAACAGGATTGATAATCAGCGAGTTCGGACGAACAGAACCTTCTTCGTATGCATTACCAATCTGGTTAATAACAACCGAGTTGCTAATAGCAGCAGCAGCCACAGTACCAACACCACGAGTAACAGTAACGTGAGTAGCGTCAGTCACGCTGTTAACGATAACGTTCTCGTTAGTAGTTGGAACCTGCATGATCATACCCGGCAGAACGTTAGCAGTGCTAACAACCGTCAGAGTAGTATCAGTGCTAAGTGCCGATGCTGACAGAGTCAGCGAGGGGAACAGCATAGTCTTAGTGAAGAAGCCATGTTCAACTTGAACAGCAGTTTCCGCAGTAAGCATTGCAGACATACCAAATAGCGGAGCAGAACCGTTAGGCATCAGGCGAGTAATCATACCCGCAAACGACTTAGCTGCCAGATCCTGAGTAAGCTGGGCAGTAGTAAAAGTACCAGTAGACATATTATATTCCTATAAAGTTTATAAAATTAAGTATTACTAATTAATTAAAGAACTTACTCCAATCTTCACCTTGTGCAGCCTGAGCTTGAGCTTGTTGCTGTTGCTGAGTTTGTGGAGTAGTGACTGCGTTAGCAAAACCAATAAGATAGTCTTGAGCCATCTTAGTAAGTTCTGCTGGGGTAGCATTAGGATATTTAACCAAGAACTGATTCCTAGCCATATCCAACATTGGGGCCACTGCAGGGTTGGAGAAAATTGGGTTATCTTGCTTTAGTGCGTTATCCACGCTCAGAGACTTGAAACGAGTATCTAGATCGGCAGATCGTGCAAAACCAGACTTATCCAGTGCACCTTCAATAAGCTTAGTACCAGCAAATGCAGATTGTGCATAAACGTTCTGACCGACAGTATTAATAAGTTCGATCATAGCTTGCACACCTTCTTGGCCACCAGCAGCTACCTTAGCAATAAGTTCTGGATTAAGGCCAGAAGCAAAGTTCTGCTTACGGGCAGCTTCCATCATCTTAGTCTGATCAACATTAAACAGTGGTTGACCTTGCGCACCCGGCTTATTTTCAGTATTCCAGATATCTTTAAACTGATCAAGCGGATCAGTTACAGTAGGATTATTAGGAACAACACCGTTAGGTGCAGTACCGCTAGTAGCTACTGGAGTATTAGCAGGTGCGTTAGCTGGCATATTGCCGGGAGTTGCAGGAGCTGGTTGAGCAACAGGAGCTGGTGCAGGTTGCGGATTACCGAACAACTTTTCAAAAATAGACATTTAAAATCTCCGAGTTTTGGATGAGTTACTAGTGTGGGTTTTGTTACTTAGAGCAGGTTGAATCATAAAGGTCGGCTATTAATCTGTCACCTCAGGATTGGCCATTGTTATTATTAGCAGCAGCTACGGCTTCAATACGAGCAGCTTCATTGCAATCAAGAACGTAAGTAATACAATTAACCCAACCCATAATTTCTGCTTCTTGTTGAAGGAATACTTGTGGGTTAATCGGATCATAAGTAAGATTAAGTTTCTTGTGCGCATACTCAGCACGAAGATTCTGAAGAATCATAATTTGATTCATATTCAGAGTTTGTCCAGAAATACGTTCTTGATCACTGAGATCAAATTCTGCAAAATGATTAAGTTTAGGAGTTGCCATGATATCCTCAATAGTTATAAATTATAGATAATAAATGTTCCGCTGCTCTTTGCTCCTCACCGGGGCTTTATCAGGGGATGATAACTTAACACAGTAGGTACCAAGGGTAGTTCACCCGGTGCTCGCCTTATGGCGATCCTGCGGCTTCCTACTATTTCCTTGGTATCCATCTGCTTATAAGTTTATCAGCCCCTGCGCCCAGCGATACGCGACGATCAGCTAAGTGTTAGTGTTGCTGTCGGTACTGGCGGCCGATTACTGTTGCTGGCTCTGAGCATTACCGGGATTGTTACCTTGTGGCTGATAACCAAACTGTTGCGGAGTAGGTTGTGGTGGGAACTGTTCTGGCTTAATATCTGGATTCTGTTTAGCCAGTTGCATAACAAGTTGTTGCCACTGTCCCACTGCCTGCTCATAAGCCATCTGTTCTGGTGATTTCTCGAAAGCAGAAAGATCAGCGCCCTGAGTATTCATAAGGTATGTGAACAATGGAGCTACATTATATCCAGCCGCCACAGGAGAGTTAGGAGTACCAATCTGCTGGAAAGCTACTGCCAGAACATCACCATTAATAAGCTTATCAGTTGGAGTCAGGCCATCAGAGATTTTAAATTCCAGAGATGCCTTACGAAGAGCAACTGGATCAATATTAACTTGTGTACGTTTCTGAGGGTTATAAACCTGAGAAGCGCCCTGATACTGAAGGATATTAAGTTTTAACATCTCCTTAGCAGGAGTGAAGAACTGAGCTTCCAGCAGCATAGATGTAGCTTGATCTCGGCCATTAGCATTCCCCATAACAGTATCAAATTCATGAGTGGTTTTATTACCCTTCACAAACTGACCTTGTTTAGCCGGATTCTGACCACTAATCTGATTAGCAAATTGTCCCAGCAATCCAATCTGTTGCATCATCAATGGAGACTGATCATCTTTGAATGGAATAGAATAGTAAGCTTCTCCTAATGGCTTACCATAAGCAGAGGGCTTAACTGGAATCTTAGCAGATGGATTTACACTATTAATATGTGCAGAGTCTACACGACTTGGATCATATAGGCCACGGTCGCTAATGGCGCGACGACGAGCTGCAAGTACCGAGTTCATAAGGGCACTGCTAATATCCTGAATTGGCTCCACATTCTTAGCAAGCGATTTAGTCTGATACTGCAAGCCATCTTCATTAGGCTGCATAAACAGAATAGGCAGCATGTTATGAGCATTAGTCTGGCGCTCAGCATAAACAATAACTTCATTGTTCACGATGATAAACTTCCAGATTTGCGGCGTATTAGACTGCGGTACGAACATTGCGAAATCAGATGGCAAGATACGAGCATAGAGAACAGTAACATCATACATGTTCTTATACTGAATCTTATTAGTATCTGCACCAGACAATCCTGCCCAGCTCATCCAATCCATACCTTGATTAACAGCATCTAAAAGGCCACCAGCTACATTGATATCTGGAACATAATAGGTAAAGATACTGTTGGAATTAACAAGGCTACCAGCCGCTGAACCAGCACCAGATTCCAAGGCTGCTTTAACATTGGAGATAATCTTATCTGGCAACTCATTGAGGAAACTCTTGAGTTTAATTCTAGACATCAGACGCTTATAACCAACGAACTCACCATCAACATGAATAGCAGTTGGTGCTACACGCAGATCCCAGAAGGTATTATAGAGATCCATTCGCCTAAATACATTACCTTCCCAATTGAGTTCTTTAGGCTTACCAACCTTACCATTACCAAAATTAACATCAGTGTCAAAGCTAGCAGATACCTTACGTTCCCATACTAATTCAACTGCTGCAAGATTGTATTTAAATCCATCCCTGAATGCCATTTGCAGTTCACGAACCCAGCCACCTTTAGTCTGGTTATCTGCAATGACTGATTCCATTTGCAGACCTTGAGAACTATACTGCGGGGAAGGAGCAACACCAAAGATAGGAGAACCTTGCAGGAACACAGAAGATTGATATACAACTGCGGCCTCAACCTGTGGCATAACAACAGGAATTGTAAGGTCTTGATAGCGATTCTGATCACCATATCTATTAGCTTGCTTAGCTTTGCGATTCTCTTCTAGCTGATTCTTTTCACGATTATAAGCTAGGTCCATATCACGCAACTTAGCACGAATATTGATACCCTTATTATAAAGATTGAAACACTGC